CCCCGACATCAACCGAAACAAAAGCTTCGTTTACGTCAGTTGTAGAGGGATCATCTGCCGCATAATGTCCTTTAGCAGTACGGGCACGAACTTTCTTTATTGCCTTTTTAGCCATTAACCTTCTCTCCCTTCTTTATCCATCACAGCTTTAGCAATCTCTACGCCCAAACGAGCGCCTTCCATTTTTTCTTTTTCTGCCAGTTCCACGCCTTGAAACTCTCCTTCAAGAACGTCACTTGCAATACGTGCTCCAATTTGAGCACCTGTAATTTTTTCCTGCGAGGCTATGCGCTCACGCTCACGGGCATCTGTCATCTCCGCTTTGTCCATATCAACCTTGGCTCTCATCATATCAGCCTGAGCTTTGCGCTCTACTTCCATGCGGCGAATATTAAGCTCTTCCTGTTGTTGCTGAACAATTGGATCTTGAAGCATCTGTTGCGCTTGTTGCTGTTGTACTTCCGCTTGATCCTTGGCAAGAAGTTTATCAGATGCCTGAGCAAGCAACACCGACAGTTCTTTTTCCACATCACGAGGCAACGGTTCACCTTCTGGTGGCAAAGGTACACCCAGTTGTTTTTCTATTTCATTTCTATATTCAAACGTCAAATGCTCACGTATATGAGATTCAGCAGCGGATTGAATAGCTCCGGCTCTGGGAGACTGGGATACCAATTCCATAATCTTTGGATCTTTTATAGCGTTCATGTGAACGGTAATGTGAGCCTTGTGATCTTGATAAGAAAAAGCTTTAACAGGTTTTTCGTTAATAAGGTTTTCATTTTCCGTAACAGGATCTGTGGGTTTGACATCGTCTTTGTCTGGAACAATTTTGTTTACATCCTGCAAGCCCATCGTCATTAACATCTGCCTGTGCAATTCTGGCAGATCATACATCTGAGGAGCCTGCGAAGCCAACTGCAAAGCTGCCTGATACTGCATTACCCTTTGCGCCATTGTTGTTGCATTCGGGTCAGAAACAGGAATAACATCTACCCGTCCATCAAAGTCTTCCGCCCGTGAAGCCCCCGTCTCATATGCATAGTCTGCTGGTAAAAAAGTTTTAATCAAGTTAGATATGATACCAAACTCTTTACGCATGGATGCATGAAGACGAGCTTGAACTGCTGACATTACTTTCATGCCACGCTCAATAATCGCAAGCGTAGTACCAACAGGTGCTTCGTTATTCATATCGCTGATCTTCATATCAGCAAGAGAAGCAAACCTTCGGCCTTCCTCTACAATATTCCCCAGCAACTGGTAAAGAACATTGCTGGGTTCTTTGTACGGCATAAAGGTAATGTTGTCCCGTATAGCTCCGCCAGGTACATCCACATCCCTAAACTCGCCTGGCATGATAGGAGTTTCATCTCCCTTGATCCTTAGTCCTCTTGCCTTTAACCCAGCAGGAAGATTAGACAATGTCCCTGCATCTACCAACTGACGCAGAATAGATGTTGCCGATTTTGTCAAACCGCCAATGCAATGGATTAATCCGTATCCATAAAAACCTAATGATGGCAAGTACTTATAATGAACAAAATGAAGCATCTTCTTTTTTAAAGGATCTGTTTCTTCCCAGTTGCGATAAATGGAAAGGATTGTTCCTGAAGACTTGTCCAGTGTTACCACGTAAGGTAACGCTATTCCTGTAGGCTCACCATCTTTTTCATCTTCAAAATTTGCAAGATCAAGATCAACATGGCATTCCAAAAGAGTATAGCGATCATCATATTCAAAAGCAGGACGCTCCCCCTGCAAAGCATTATACTGTTCTTGAA